TTTAGGTCCTTTGTGCCATTGCTGTCATGATTGCGATCATGTCACCCTCGTCCTGTTCCGGCTTCTCCATCAATGGCATGAAATCAGCCGGCTGGAATGTCTTGCTACCCTTGCCACTGTTTGCATTGGCGATCGTGCTGGCAACTATGCCAGCCTGGAGATCCCCGCGAACATCGCCAAATGGATCCAGGTTGTAGAATGCCATCCACTCACTCAACTCTCGAGAATCGATCCTGGCGAGTAACTCGCGGACCGTGCATCCAAGTGCAAGAGCCAACTGGAAGTAGAACCGCCGGCTGTGCCGGCTCTCTACTTTAAGTTGTCGCTTAGATCTTTCTGGTCCTGATCCGAGAAGCCGTTGAGTCTCTGGGCCACCGCGAATACCCGGTCGAGTGCTGCTGCCGACTTCTTGCCTAATTCGTCGGCATCTGCTGCCTTGAATAGTCGATCACCAGCCTCGTCGCATATAGTCAAGACTGCGAACCTAGCCCGGACGTTGTCCATATTTGGCTTGTTCTTCTTGTTCACCATCGACTGCTCGAATGAGTCACGCTCAGTCCCCGATAGTGTCCGAACCCAAACCTGGCCGCCCCATTCTGGAACCTCTACCGATTCTTTTGGCAGATCATCCGCTTGAAGTATTGAATCACGTGTCAGCATTATCCTGCGGCTACCGTGACTGCGCCAGTGATCTTAAATGTAAGAGTCGCTGTCACCTTCTCATCGATTGCGACGTTGGCCTCGAATCCAGTCATAATCGCAGAGAATGTAAATGTGGCAGTATCTGAAAACGTTATAACTGCTGTAGATGCGGTAGGTGCCGCCGTTGCTGTATTGTCCCAGGCGTCCTCGATATCAGTGTCTGACATTGGATCGTACATGATCTCGACGGACATCTCGCCACTATCAATAGTACCTGCAATAAATGTACGATGAATCGACGCGATATTCGTCGTGTCTAGTGTTGCGATCGATACCGTTGGTGCTGTGATGCTCACAACATCCGCGATCGCCCCATTCCATGTCAATGTTGTCCCTTGTCCTGTGATAGCCATAAGGCTGCCCCCTTCTAATTATTCATGCCAAGCAATAAAATCCATAACAACCCGGAACGCTCCGAACTGACTCGCTGGTATGTTTTCCTGATCTAAATCCACAGCTGACTCTAGCCGTAGGTCGTGAATTGTTTCTCCCGAACCTGTGCCGGAATGATTAACGAGTGCCGATTCGACGGCATCTCGTAATGTTTTAACACCGGAGTATGTACTGCTGATACAGTCCACCGATAGCCTGGTGCGTCGAATCCCTGACTGTGTAGCCACTGCCTGATTCTGCTCAGTGAATACATTCTGATAGACAATGGCCGGCAGTGCGGATCCTTGCGGCCTACGCATTGGATACACCCTCGAAGCGACCAAACCGCTGACGGTTGCGTCTGCTGTGAGTACGGCTCTAACTGCTTTCTCTAGGCTCACTTTTTACCCGCCTTCAGTATCTCTTGCTTTAGCACTCTTCTAAAGTTAGCGACGAACTCAGTCTTGCCTGTCTCAAATGCTCGAGTCATGAATCGATACGCTGTCGATCCTTGTAGATCTGTCCCCCACTCGACCAGGTGCGCGTATGGTGCGCCGCCTTTGCCCTTTGTTTTGATATATGCTCGACCAGTCATATCGCCCGATCTTCTTAGCGATACCTTTGTCTTGATTGCTTTGCGTAGCCGGCCAGTCTTTTTAGGTGCGATGCTTCTTGCTTCTTTGCGTAGATCTGCCAAGCCTTTGCGCATGGCCTTGCGTCCCAGGTTGCGCTGTACGTTTGCTGGTAACTTCTTGAGCCTACGCTCGAGGACCTTATCACCTGTCAGTGTCATGCTCATGTAGTCACCTCTTTGCAGAGTAACTCGAGATAGATATCTCGCTCCTGCCAATTCCTAACGGATTCGACCTGGAAGGTGCGGCTATCGAACGTGATCCTATTCTGTGGGCTGACGCTGGCTCTGTATCTGATCTTGATCTTGTGCGTGACTACGCCGGACAATTCGCCGGAGATGTCTTTCTCTCTGCCACTGACAGGATCGATAGCAGCCCATACGCTAGCAGCTGTGGACCAACTATCAGACAGATCGCCATAATCGTCGTAAGTTGTACCTACCGATTGCAAGGCCACCCGATGACGTAATGCGCCGGCTCTCATACTAGATCACCGCTCCTGTATTGCCATATCAATGACTCGAGAGACATTGGCACTGGAGTCAAACCGATAGGCGTATTGGATTCTCTATTCTCGAACCAATTCGCAGCCAGTATATTGATTGCCGCCTTGATTCCATCAGGGACATCGCTGGCAGCATTGCCATCGCCAGCAACGAACGTGATCTCGATATCGTCGGTATCTCCTCGGACGGCGCTTGGATAATCTTCTCCCGATGCTGGCCTGACTCGTCCAGGCTCCATCGCTGTGTCTACATCGTAGAGACTCGAGGTCCAGGTTTGCTGTACGTCGTTATTGTCGTAGTACTTGATCGACGTGATCGATTGCAATGGGAAGATTGGCAGCACAATATCTCCAGCCGGGAAGTTGTCTATCTTGAGTACCCAGGTTGCTGTAATGCACTGCCGGCTCGTAGCCATCTCGATGTATGCTCGAGCGGCCGAGGCAAGCGATCCGATCAGCGTATCCTCGTCTGAACTGTCAACCCTCATCCACGTCTTTTGGGCTGCTGTTGTAACAGGCTCTACGCTTGGAGCCACTGATTGTGTAAGACTCATAATTCCCCCTAAAATCCAACCGGATCCGCTAGGACCCGGCTGGTGTTGGTCCTTTGACCTGATCTATATAATGACGTTATGCCATTGTGATCTTCTGTAGAGCCTCAGCGAGGACAACCTTACCGTCTACACGTTCATGAATACGGAATCCAACCTGACCATTAGCACTGTACAATTCGTTCAATCGAACCAGTGATCTAGCACCTCGGTCAGCAATGGTGTAGTAGCTGAAATCTCCAAAGATGACCGCTATGTTGCCTGTCGCTGTGGTTGGCATATCACCGCTGGCGTGTACAGGTTTTCCAAACAACCGATCTGGTTCACCTGCTTGCATACCTGGCTGCCAGATATATTGATCGTTTGCGTCTTGGAGTTTTCTGATCTCCTTGATCGTTCCGTCGTTCATGAGCCAGCTTGCACCACTTCGGTACGCGCGGCTTAGCGAATGGTAGAGATCGATCAACTCGTCAGAGGTGACAACTGTCGCCGATGCTGCTGTGACTGCTGCAGTCGCTCCAGTTGTAACTCCTGTTGGCTTGCTGCTTCCATCACCATCGACAAAAGCTGCTTCTTCTGCGTTCCCTAGCCGTCGACCGAAATTGCGACCGATGTACCCTGTTAGGTCGAATACTGAGTCTTGTAGTAACTCGTCTGATACTTTCATAATCGAACCGAGTTTGTACGCTGATAGTGATACTTGCGTAAAAGCGTTGTCATCTTCAGTGAAAGCTGCTTCTTCAGCGGTCCATGCAGCTGCTGCTGCATCAGACTCAACAGCGAGGTTTCGATCACTCGATGTCTGTATCACGGTACACAACTGCCTCATGACATTCATTTCATCAAGCGTTTCTGTCAAAACTCGGTCTAAAACGGTTTCTGTTAGGAACCCGCCCTCTGAATTGGTCCCGATCTGCAACGCTCGCGCTTCATCGCCAACAAGGGCGTTTGCACCGTAGCGAACGTACTTATCAAACGCTGCACGATACTCGTCGGAATTGAGCATCTCAGCTTTAGTGGTTGCCTTGCGTGAAACTCTCGCCTCAGCTGGGGAGTTTGTAATCATCTCCTCAGACTTGGCTTGCTTTTCTCGTCGATCGATTGTTTCTGTGTATGCTTCGACGTCTGTATCGATCTTGTCGTACTTCTGTCTTTCTTCGCCGCTTAATGGGCGGCCTTCTGCATCAGCGATGTCGAGAACTTCTCTCATCTCTTTGATGCCCTTTGCTCGGAGTTGTTTCAACTCCGTTAGTGTTTGTTCAGCCATTTGGCTTCCCCCTTTGTAGTAAAAATGCGACCCCTGTGGGTCTGTACTGATAGCACTGAACCGCGCAGAGATCGCATAGGCGTAGATCTGTCTAGGTTGTTAGGTTGTCAGCTCCAGAGTCGCGTCGGCGTAAACTGTCGCAAGACTTCCCCCTGTTAGTTTATAACGTACAACTCAGCAATTTATTGCCAAGAATTACGCCTAAAATCTTTTAATAATAGGTCGAACCGCAGCCGGCGATTGTCCCCTTGTTGTTCTTCTGGCATCGATCGCAGTGCGACGGTCGTGTCGGCGTAGGCTGGATAGGCCACAATACTCACGTCCATAAGATCTACGTCGGTTATGTGCCTGGTGTTCCTGCCTTCTTGCTTCTCCCAGCGATCACCCTTGACAGAGAACCCAAACGACATCGCATCGAGATCACCACGCTCGATCAGGGTCGATAGATCCCGGCCGTCCTGAGTATCAGGCAACGTGATGCGAGAATGCAACCCCCTGGTATCTTCTCTCAATTCGAGGGTACCGTTCTTGGTCCTGCCGATGATCCTACCACTGTCGTGGTCGATCAATGCCCGAACGTCCTGGCCTTCTGATAATGCTCTGGTGAATGCACCCGGCTCGATCACTTCATCGAATCTGCCCAGGTCTGTCTTGCTATTGAATACACTTGCGTACCCTTCTAGCACCTTTTTATCGTCATCAGTGAATCGGAACTCTGCCGCCTCGAAGTTTATCGCTCTTTTTTCGTTCATCTTATCCCCTTTATGGTTTGTCTAGCGAATGTTGTATCGTCTTTATCGGATTCGATCCATTGGTCCACAGTGTCCCGGATCGTGATGTCTGTATCTTTTGAGTCCATCGATACTGATCTGCATATCGCCTCAATTGATGGAGCCAGTATCTCGATCATTATGCCGGGCAATTCTTGCTCTCGCCATAAGGACCGCCACTCACCGTAGTGATCGCCTTTTCTTTTGAGTGCTGTACGTTCTTTGTTCTCCTGGACTCGCCGGCCTCTCATGAGTGCATCCTCTAGCAATGGCTGCGCCCAACTTCGATCGTCCTCGGCTGGTGCCTCCTCTGCCACTGTTCCCATGTTTAGCGGTTGAATATATGTATCTCCCTCTGTACCGATGCCTGATCTGTTCTCCAGTGCGCGGATCTCATTGATTGACATCCAGCCGGCCTCTCGAGCGATTCGATATGATTCGTATCTCGTTTTGGTATCGCCTCGCAGTAGACCATCGACCTGGAACTCAGGATAGAACCGATCATCCATGAATAGTTTGCGGCTGATCTCTTGCTCCCATCTGACGAGCCAAGGTCGCAGCGTATGCGTGACGAACTCAATCTGCTGGTGTTCTATGTTGCTAAATGTTGCGCCTTCCATCGAGCCAAGAAGGTGCTGTGGAATCCCGAACCACCTGGCGATTTCTTCGACCTGGAAGCGTCGAGTCTCTAGGAATTGTGCATCGTTCTGGCTGATCGAGAGCTGGCTCCATTTGAGACCCTCTTCTAATAGGGCTGTCGATCCTGCCTTACCGCTTCCACCATGAGCGGCTCTCCATGATTCTCTGAGCCTGTCGCTGGCTTCTTTGCTCATCTTGCCTGGATGCTCCAGGACCCCGCCTAGTCTTGCACCATTCTGGAAGAATGACCCTCCAAACCTCTCGGCCGCTAACCCTACGCCAATCGATTCCCTGGCGAGTGTAATGATCGACCGGCCTTGGATGCCATCGAATCCTTGACCAGCAACGTGCAGGACATCATCGGCAGAGAGTCGTATCTGGTCATCGACAGAATAGACAATCTGCCCACTATCATCGATCTCGATCCTTATCCGATCCGGTGTAATTGGTAGCAGTGCTGTGGGATTGCCGCTACCGTCTCGAACGATCTCAGCGTAACCATTGCCCCACATGAGACAATGCCCCATCAGCGTCTCGCGTAGTGAGTAGGATGACATATAGTCATTGGGACGGCGAGAGAGAATACTGGCAACAGGATGCTCTGAGGCTCGCCTCTTGCCGTCCTCTTGACGTTCATAGGTATGCAATGGCAAAGATGCCACAGCCTCACTCAACAGCCTGACAGCCGCGTAGACTGCCGAACTGTTGAGGGCTGTATTCTCGTTTACTGCGATTCCACTGGCTGTCGTACCACCTGTCAGGGTGTTAGTCAGCCAGGTGGCTGGATTTGCTAAAGTTGCTC